CCTCTAGATACTTCTAAGTGTTACACTGAAGAGTGTAAGAAACTTGGGGGAGAAATGAGACTCTGCGCTCCGTGGGTTGACGACTGCTCCAAGCAGTAGTATAATATCAGGGTTGAGATATCAACTGCGGCATTCCCCTTCAGTAGGTTCAGGAGTGGCGGCGATAGGAACCTACTTTATGCCTCAGTAACTCAGTGGACTAGAGTATCCGCCTTCTAAGCGGTTAGCCGTAGGTTCGAATCCTACCTGAGGCGCTTGACTTTTTTGCAAAAAAGTCTTATAAATAATAACACTTAGGTCGAAAACAATGTCTTACCCGATGCCCACCAAACAGTTTAGTAATCTCGATTGCCGCTATTGGCATATTGAGGGTACTCCCCTGTTTGCGGATATGGAAAGACATATGTAAGATGTAATCCATAAAAGCAAAAAGACAGGGGAGAGAAACCAAAAGTTTCCTCCCCTTTTTCTTGTCTGTGCCACTTTCCTAAGTGCCCACCAACCTCCCTCCAGAGTTCAAACGGTGGTATTCTATACAAGTGGTTGAGAGACCACACCGAACATCGACAATTCAATATTTTCCACATTAATGGGTTTGTAACTCAGTTGGTAGAGTAGCGGGCTTTTAACCTGTAAGTCGTCGGTTCGATCCCGACCAAACCCATCGTGGGAGGATTTCCGAGTGGTTAAAGGAATCTGACTGTAAATCAGACGGCTCTGCCTTCACAGGTTCAAATCCTGTTCCTCCCACCTTGACCCTATAGTGAAGTGGTCATCACGATACCCTGTCACGGTATTATCGCGGGTTCAAATCCCGTTAGGGTCGTTGCTACGCTGCCGATGGAGTGTCCCTCCTTGGCGGTTGTAGCATCAAGGTCTCATCGTCTAGTGGTTAGGACATCACTCTTTCACAGTGAAGACACGGGTTCAAGTCCCGTTGAGACTATATCGGGGAGTAGCTCAGATGGTAGAGCACGGGATTGAAGATCCTGGTGTCGGTGGTTCAATTCCACCCTCTTCGGCCTTGGAAACATAGCTTAGTTGGTAAAGCATTCGACTGATAATCGAAAGACCACTGGTTCAAGTCCAGTTGTTTCCACTTGGGAGAGCACCTTGGTGGTGAGCACGACGGTGTTAGAGGCGGTTCGATTCCGTTCTTTGGCAATGGTGGTTCGATTCCACCTTCTCCCTACTTGGAGGATTGGCAGAGTTAGGTTTAATGCAGGGGATTGCTAATCCCCCGATATACTTAAGTATATCCGTTGGTTCAAATCCAACATCCTCCGCTGTGTCGTTAGCCTAGTGGTTAAGGCAGTAGTTTGTGGAACTACCTAGATGGGTTCAATTCCCATACGACACCCCGTTCAGGTGGCAGAGTGGTCGAATGCGGTGGATTGCAAATCCACTATTATCACCGTGGGTTCAAATCCCACCCTGAACTCCTAATCTGAGGTAGCCAAGTGGTAAGGCAGCGGGTTTTGGTTCCGCCATTCGTAGGTTCGATCCCTACCCTCAGAATTTGTCCTTTTAGCTCAGTGGAATAGAGCAGTAGGCTACGAACCTATGTGTCGGGAGTTCAAATCTCTCAAAGGACGCTTGACAAATTCTTCGGAGTTTGTTACTATATAAATTGATAGAGATTAAGACACTGTTCGTTCCTGAGACGTATCACTCTTAATCCATCATCGTGGGGAAGTGTAACGGTTGCACAGAAGTCTCATAATCTTCAGGTAGGTGGTTCAACTCCACCCCCCGCCTCCATTTGTCGTTGTGGCGGAATTGGTATACGCGCTGGGTTTAGGTTCCAGTGGATTAATCCATGAAGGTTCAAGTCCTTTCAACGACACTTGACAATCAAACTTAAATAGTTTATGATTGTCTTCTGCTTATCCATTTTGTAGTGGGTTTTGAGGGTAAGCAACAGTAAACCTACTTGAAAAAGAGAAAAGTATGAAGTCCGTGGATTTTAAATTCACAATATGCATCTGCTTTTCTTATCTGCGGAGTTAGTTCAGCGGTAGAACGCTATCCTTCCAAGTTAGATGTCGTCGGTTCGATTCCGATACTCCGCTCTGAACCTTCGGGTTCTTATTCCACAATGGCGCAGCGGTAGCGCAGATGACTGTTAATCATTTGGTCCCTGGTTCGAATCCAGGTTGTGGAGTTGATAGGGTTGGAAATGTCCGATTCTATCAACTTGGTTCTGGGTGGAATTCCCAGCGGTTCCGTTAGGGACTGTCCTTTGTAGGTTCGATACCTACATCTTCCATCGGGAGATAAGAACGGCTATTGGAGATCACTCTAAATCCTAAGAAATCTTAGGTCGGGGATTTGATCACCCCCGCTCGTAGGTGCCAAAACCGCTCCTCAGGTCGATACTTTTAGTTGGTGCTTGGGTGAATGTCAAGAGTGGGAACATAGGTAAAGTTCCCAACACCTACCACATCCTCTGGTAGTCTATTGGTAAGGACAGGCAGACAATGTACTTGGAAACTAGGTTCGATTCCTAGACAGAGGACACGGGAGATTGGCGCAGTGGTAGCGCAGCTGCTTTACACGCAGACGGTCATTGGTTCGAATCCGATATTTCCCACTTGATAAATACTTAGAAAAAGAGTATAATGGAAAAACTGTTTAAACTCTTAAGTGATGCTCAGTCATCACTTTTTGTTTTATTTCATAAAACTTGGGCTTTTCACTGGAATGTAGTTGGAGAAGATTTCACTCAACTTCATCAACTTTTTGGTGGACAGTATGAGACTATGTTTGAAGAGATTGATAGACTCTCTGAACATATGAGATACTTAAATGTAAAACCATTAAGTTCTCTCTCAAGAATGCTTGAGGTTACACAAATCAAAGAAACCGCAAGTTCAACAGGAGCAAAAGAAATGCTTCAAGAACTTCTAGATAATAATAACAAATTTTGTGAGTTAATGTCTGAGATTTCTGAAGAAGCAGAAGAGCAAAAGTCTTATGCAACTGCTAATCTAGTTCAAGATTTAATGGAATCACATGGCAAGTTTGTATGGCAGTTAAGAGCACATTTACAGTGATAAGGATGAAGAACAATGTTATCGATCAGATGCAAAGATTGCAATAAAGAATTAATAGGACATCACTCAAAGACAATTACTTGTGGATGTCCGAATATGGCAACAATTCGTGGAGATAAGATTTCAGCACTTGACTTGTCTCGTATTGTCATGTTAAATTCTATTCAGAAAGAACAAAAAAATGTACTTTCTTCTCAAGATATTGCTTGGCAAGAAGCACGTCGTCAACGTAAAGTGAGACGACTTGATTTCGAAGTCCGTTAAGGACTTCCTATTGGAAAGGTGGTCGAGTGGTTGAAGGCTCTAGTCTTGAAAACTAGCGATGTGAAAGCATCCGTGGGTTCGAATCCCACCCTTTCCGTTTTTAATAATTTCTTCAACACTTTGTTGAAATCAACATAAAGTTGACAAAATAAAAGAACTCACTAGCATAACTAGTAGTATTCAGTCTTAATCCTATGGATCAGCACACCTACGATAACTGGGTGAAGATCAAAGAAACTTTTGAGACTTCTGGCAACACTGATAATATGTTCTATAAAAGAGCAGTTGAAATTGTTAAAACAAGAAGAGATCCTCTTGCAAAGTTTCTTGGTGACGAAAAATGATGCAACCTGGCGATGAATTCATAAGTCGTGATGAAGTTCAGGAGATGATTGATGCCGCAATACGACGACACAACCGTAATGCTTCTATCATTAGTATGTGCGTCGGTTGGGTGGTTCTTGCTTTATTTGCTGAAGGACTTCTAAGACTGATTGGTATTATTCCCCCACTATTACCTTGGCTTAAAATTACTTTAAACTAATGGTTCGTATTACAGAAGAAGATATAAAAGAGATCTTACAGAGAGTATTCTGGAAAAAAATGGAAGAACTCTTTGAAGAACCATCAACATACGAGGACGAAGAAGATGACTAAAGCACTCTTGACAGCAGCAACCATATATACTACAATTATTGGGTTATGGATCATCACATATCCACAATGATTTTCCACATTGTAGAAGCACTTGCAGAAAGTCCATTTTTCCTTTTCCTCTGCGGGTGTGGGTTGACAATCGTACCTGCCATGGGTATAATGATCATACATTCAAAACACACGAACAACGGAATGTAGCTCAGTTTGGTAGAGCGCCGTCTTTGGGAGGCGGATGCCGTAGGTTCGAATCCTATCATTCCGATCATAAAAAATTTACTTTATGAAAATGCATCAAGAACTAAACGAACTTCAATCATTTACAGTCGAAGAATTTCAAGCAGATTTTGATAATCTGATAGACAGAGTTGAAAATGGGGAGTCTTTTATTATACGTGATGGAAGAAAAAGTGCCGTAATAGTTCCTTATAACGAAACCATAAAGTTTGCATTAGATCAGCAAAACCCAATTGTGAATGACGAACTGATACGCATTCACACAGATCACGAAGAAGGATCGTAATTTTCTTGGGACTGTCGCCTATGGGTTAAGGCCCACTGCTTATAACGGTGTGAACTGAGTTCAAGTCTCAGCAGTCCTACTTTGCTGGTTTAGCTATCTGGTGAAAGCACCCGACTCATAATCGGATACAGGCGAGTTCGATCCTCGCAACCAGCACTTGACAGAACCCCTGTCAAACCCTTATAATAGTCATGTCAACAATCAAAACAATGACTCTCACTTCTAAATTCAAGAAAGACGTTCAAACCCTTCGTGGTGCAGCAAACGGCGAATTCTACCTTGATGTAAAGAATCCGAAACTCTACAAAAAGGTTCGCCGTTATTATGAGAATGAAGGTGTAGTGTTCTCTGGTGATCCTTTGGATGACTATGAAATGCTTATGGAATACGTCGCTGTTGATCTTGAAACTGTTGAGGTTGCATGACAACAAGACTTCCTAAAGTTCTTTTTGAACGTGAAGGATATCGCTTCGTAGAAGTTGGTATCCTTGAGATTAATGGAAAACCTGATTATCGTCTACAGAAACAAAACGAGTATACTAAACGCTGGAATGACATTTATCTTTTTGATAATGGTTTACAATGTACTACTGCTATGGAGGACATTGAGTATGCGAAATGGTTAGATCCAGATAGGGTTCCTTGCTATGTAAAGGGAGATGATGAAGACACGGATGGTCTATAACAGCACTGGTCGGGAGCAAACCCCTTAGTCACGGAGAGACTTTAAAAGTACTGGTGGAGTCAAATATGACCCTAATTAGGTTTCTTGCTTTTCCTAAAAGCAAGTGGTGCGGATGGGACTCTCTCCCGCCTGGTTTCCAATTTCCAGTCAAAGAATTGGTGGCGAGCCTGAATTACGAGAGAGGAATTGCATAAATTCCTCTTTTTTTGTATAATTACAAAGTCTATAGATCTATTATGTACAAAGGTATAATTCTCGCTGGAGGGCAAGGTACTAGGTTGTACCCATCATCTTTAGTTGTTTCAAAACAACTTTTAAATGTATATGATAAACCTCTTATTTACTATCCGATCAGCACTCTAATGCTTGCTGGAATCAAAGATATTTTGGTTATCTCAGCACCTGACTATATGAACCAATTTGTTGAACTTCTGGGTGATGGATCGCAATGGGGAATCAATATAACATACGACGTTCAATACGAACCAAGAGGAATTGCGGATGCATTTTTAATTGCTGAAGAATTTATTGGGAATAGTAAAGTATGTTTAATACTTGGTGATAATATTTTTTATGGACACGAATTGACTGTACTTCTAAGATCTTGCTTGAAAAACAATGGGGCAACGGTTTTATCTTATGAAGTGACAGATCCTCAAAGATTCGGAGTTGTTCAGTTTAATAAAAATAAAAAGGTTACTTCTCTTGAAGAAAAACCAAAAAATCCAAAATCAAACTCTGCTGTTGTTGGATTATACTTTTACGACAATAAAGTTGTAGAATATGCAAAACAGATTACCAAATCTGCAAGAGGTGAACTTGAGATTACGGATATCAATAGAATATACCTTGAAAAAGGAAATCTAAATGTTGTACCTCTTCGTCGTGGTATGACTTGGATAGATGCTGGAACATTTGATTCATTGTTGATGGCATCAAATTTTATTTCTACGATTGAAAAAATGCAAGGCAGAAAAATTTCTTGTTTAGAAGAAATTGCTTATCGAAGAAAATGGATCTCTAAAGATCATCTTTTAAGAATTTCTGATGTTCTTCATAAAAGTGGATATGGAACTTATTTAAAATCAATAGCGAATGAGGATGTTGACTAAATTAATTAATTTATGGTATAATCTATACCTATAACAACTTGTTTTATATGAAAAGAGCGTTAATAACAGGCGTAACAGGGCAAGATGGATCTTATCTTGCGGAACTTCTCTTGGAACAGGGATACGAAGTTCATGGAACAATTAGAAGAAGTTCTACAATTAATAACAGTCGTATTAAACATCTATCGGATGATGTTAAACTGCATCATTGTGATTTATCAGATTCTACAAATACTTTGCGAGTTATTCAAGAAATTAAACCAACAGAGATTTATAATCTTGCAGCACAAAGTCATGTAAAGGTTTCATTTCAAATGCCCGAATATACTGCTGAAGTGGATGCGTTGGGGCCTCTAAGAATGCTTCATAGTTTGTGTATTCTTGGAATGGAAAAAGATGTTCGGTTTTATCAAGCATCTACGTCAGAAATGTTTGGTTTGGTTCATGAAATTCCTCAAAGAGAAACAACGGAATTTCACCCCAGAAGTCCATATGGGGTGGCTAAACTTTATGCTCATTGGATTACAAAAAACTATCGTGAGTCTTATGGAATTCATGCAAGTTCTGGAATTCTTTTCAATCACGAATCTCCACGTAGAGGCGAAACATTTGTTACTCGTAAGGTAGTTATAGGACTCTCTAAAGTTCGTGCTGGTGAACTTGATTGTCTTCAGTTGGGTAATTTAAACGCAAAGCGTGACTGGGGACATGCAAGGGATTTTGTTGAGGCAATGTGGTTAATGGTTCAGCAAGACGTTGCAGATGATTATGTTGTTGCTACAGATGAACAACATTCTGTTCGTGAGTTTGTTGAGAAATGCGCTCCTTACTTTGGAATGAACATTGTTTGGGAAGGAGAAGGACTTGATGAAATTGGAATTGACACTAATAGTGGAAATGTCGTTGTTCGAGTGAATGAAAAATATTTTAGGCCTGCTGAGGTAGATACTCTAATTGGTGACTCTACAAAAGCAAGAGAAAAACTAGGTTGGTATCCAAAAATAACATTTGATGAACTAGTCAAAGATATGTGCCTTAATGAGCAAAGGTTTTGATATGGGAGGAAAAGATATGTATTGGCCTCTAATGAAAGATACGATCACGTTAAAAGATCGTATGAAAATGGCAAAGTTTCTACTCTTTACAAGTAAGCTCACTAATGGGCCTAAAGTTAAGCAATTTGAAACCGAATGGTCTGAATGGTTGGGATCTGATTATTCACTGTATGTTTCTTCAGGTAGTACAGCAAATTCTTTGTTGGTATCTTCTGTAAAAGAATTGTATGGACTTAAAGATGGTGATAAAGTTCTTCTTCCCGCTTGTACTTGGGTGACTAATGTTGCTCCAATTATTCAAGCAGGATTAACACCTATTTTTTGTGATGTTAATCTTAGAAACTTTAGTTTTGATGAGCAAGATCTGAAGTATATTGCAAAAGTTCATCCAGATATTAAGATGATTTTTATTACTCATCTTCTTGGATTATCTGCCGACAATGAACTATATCAGGAACTTTTTCCAAATGCACTAATTATTGAAGATATTTGTGAGTCCCATGGGGTGACTGATTTTAATGGAGTAAAGAGAGGAAAAAATTCTTTAGGATCTACCTTTAGTTTTTACTTCGGGCATCATATGACTACGATTGAAGGTGGAATGGTTTCCACTCATAATAAAGAGTTGTATGAATTGATGCGTATGAAGCGCAGTCACGGGATGGCAAGAGAGTGTAGTCCAGAAAAGTATGAGCAGTATGTGAAAGAAAATCCAGATATTTCGAAACAGTTTTTGTTTATGACTGATGGATATAATTTTAGAAATCATGAAGTTTGTGCTGTTCTTGGAATTTCTCAATTGAAAAGACTTGATTCTATGATTGACATTCGTAGAAAGAACTATAAATCTTTTTGTAGAATGCTGCAAAAGAATCCCGATAAGTTTTTTCTACCACAGTACCAAATTGGAAACAGTAGTTTCTGCTTCCCAATCATTTGTAAAGATCCGACAAATGTTTCAAAATTAAAGCAAGTATTTGATGAGAAGCAGATTGAATATAGGCCAATTGTAAGTGGAAATCTTCTTAGGCATCCTGCTTTTAGGAAATATAAAATCTGCACAAATAAAGATGAGTTAAATGTAGAAATACTACATAAGAATGGTGTTTATGTTGGCAACAATCATTTCGTTGATGACTCTCAGATGAGGGTATTGGAAAGCATACTTGACAACATGAAATAAAATTAAGTATAATAAAAACAACTAGATTTATTCGGGAGTAATTTATGAGTGGATATAAAAAAACCGCCCTTGTCTGTGGAGCAGGTGGTTTTATTGGAAGTTACATGGTAAGGCGTTTGAGATCTGAAGGATATTGGGTGCGGGGTGTGGATCTAAAGTATCCAGAATATTCCGTTTCTGCAGCAAACGAATTTATTCGCGGTGATCTAACGGATCAAAACTTTGTTGAACGTGTTGTTCAATTTAAGGGTGATGCTGGAAACTTTTATAAGTTTGTTCCTTTTGAACATGTAAATTCATTCGACGAGATCTATCAGTTTGCTGCTGATATGGGCGGTGCTGGATATATTTTTAGTGGAGAGCATGATGCTGATGTGATGAATAATTCTGCTCGGATCAATTTAAACATTCTTGATTCTGTTCATAAACTGAATGATGCAGTAAGAAAAAATAAAACTAAAATTTTCTACTCTTCATCCGCTTGTATGTATCCAGAATATGCACAAATGGATGTTGATAATCCCGGATTGAAAGAATCTGATGCTTATCCTGCAGGCCCTGATTCTGAATATGGATGGGAAAAACTTTTTTCTGAAAGACTTTATCTTGCATATAATCGCAATTATAACATTCCAGTAAGAATTGCCAGGTATCATAATATTTTTGGCCCAGAAGGAACTTGGACTGGTGGAAAGGAAAAATCTCCTGCTGCTATGTGCCGTAAAGTTGCAGAACTTCCTCCTGTAGGAGGTGAGATTGAGATTTGGGGTGATGGTGAACAGACTCGATCATTCCTTTATATTGATGAATGTATTGAAGCAACTCGTCGTTTGATGGAGTCTGACTTTAGTGGCCCAGTCAATATTGGTTCTGAGGAGATGGTTACTATCAATACTCTTGCCGATACTGCTGCTAAAGTCGCAGGAAAAGAAATCACTAAAAAGCATATTGATGGCCCTCTTGGAGTTCGTGGACGTAACTCTAACAATGATCTCATTCGTGAGAAACTTGGTTGGGATTATTCTATGTCTCTAGAAGAAGGTATCCGCAAAACCTATGAGTGGATTAACTCTCAAGTTTATAAAGATACTGTAATGTATCATCCAGTTTGATATGAAAATTTGTTTTTATACTGAGGGACATCTTGGTGATTTCATCATCACTGTCCCTTTTATTAAACTTTTGATTGAAAAGTATCCAGAACATGAGTATTATCAATATGTTTATGGATCTCAAGGAACTAGGTATCCAGATATTCTTATTAAAACTGTTCCTAATTTAATTCCAACAGAAAAACTGGATGGAGATTTGGAAATTCCAACTTGGTTTTGTGATTCAATTTACAGAGAACTGATAAAAAATTCTCCTGAACCATATGACATGTACTCCAACCAAAGATATTTTTGGAGTAACCTTTTTCATTCTTGTGATTTTGATGTAGAAATTCCAGATGATCTTGGACTTGAGTTTGACTTTAAAAATATTTTAGATAAAAAAACTGTTAGTGCTATTCAGAAATTTGGAAAGAGTCCAAGAAAAAAAATATTGTTCATCAACATAAAAGGTAGATCGGGACAAACTGATAACGATGATTGGTTGGGTAAGATTGATCGTCTTTCTGAGATTTATCCAAACATTGATTTTTGTTATATGAACAAGGAAAAAATAGAAGTTGAAAAGGATAATGTGATTTATACTCCTTCAATTTTTGGTGATCACTCTTCAGATATTATCCACAATTCGTATCTAGGAACTTTTTGTGATATGATTGTTGGTAGGAATTCTGGGGCTTATCAAGCAATTGCAATGCAAACTAAAAACGTCGTAAACCAAAATAAACTTTTTATTTGCCAGACACAAAATAATGTGCATAAACCAGATCTTGAATGTTTTTACAATAGTAAAATTTATAAAGCAAAAAATATTCATACCAGAGTTACAGAAGAAACTTTTTTTGAATTGGAGAAAATTCTATGTCAGTAGTTTATCGGACTATTAATGATTGTTCCGAAATTGATCAGAGTAAATTTGTAGATGAAAATTGGTATTTAATGTGTTGGGGGATGGGAGATGCAATTAACGCCGTTCTCTTCTTAGAAAGTCAGTCTCCTGTATCATATAAAGTTCTCTGTCCTCCAAGAAATTTTACTGGTATTAAATTTATTCTTGATAATTTTATTCCGGGAACTCCAAAGTGTACTGAAGTAGTTGTTTATCCTTTGCAAGATGGATATCCTATAGATCAAGAGGATGTTGTCATGTCCAAGCATGGATTTGGGCCTCATAATGTTCATGTAGCACCTCAAATTGGCAAGTTAAAAGTTATGCATTTCCCACCAAGAGATTGGTGGGCAGTTCAAAAACTTGAACAAACTGGAATTCTTGATAAGATTCGTCAGTATGAAAATGTTGAAAAAACCATAGAAGAAAAAACTTGTATTCTATTTCCTGAATGTGGCGATAGTTTTCAACTTGCAGATGAATTTTGGGAAGATATTATTGATGTAGCAAAGAAAAAGGGATATAAAGTATATACAAATTGGACAAATAAAAAAGATGTGTTCTTTCATCAAAAAGTTTTGAAGGGAACTGAGCAGTTTGATAAACTTGAGTTGCAGGATTTATGTGATCATTTAGTTAAATATAAAAATCTTGTGACTATTGGATTGAGAACGGGTATTTTTGATTTCTTAAAATTTTTTGAGTTTAGAAAAATTCAATTTTATCCAGATTTGCCAAATCTAAATCGAAAAGATTCTACTCGTGCTCTTTATGAATGGTGCCATTTAGAGAATGACATATATACTAAGAACAGCATCGAACTTAAATTATCTCAATACAAACCTCAAGTTCTTGATTTGATTATCCCATGAAAACAAAATTTAATTTAATCGGTAATACTTTTACTCATCTTACTAACGGAAATAAAGGATATTCCGTTCACGGAAAGGAATCCAAATATATCGAATGGGTTACAGATGGAAGTGGAGAAGCAACTTTCTATATTGATAGTACGCTCTCTCAGGCAGAAGTAGATGATATTCCTGGCCCGAAATATGGTTGGCTTTTAGAGTCGAGATACATTACTCCGCAAATTGTAGATCATGTAAAAATGTTTCCAGAAAAATACTTGGAAACATTTGATACAATTTTTACACATAATCAAGAACTTCTTGCTCTTGATTCTAAGTTTAAGTGGTGTCCTGCTCAGGGATTTTGGATCAAAGAACCAAAGATCTATGAGAAGACTAAAATGATTTCCATGATCTCTTCAAACAAAACGATGTGTGAGGGCCATCGCCTTCGTCTTGAGTGGGTGGAAAGACTTTGGGGGCAAGTTGATATGTATGGTAGAGGATTTCAAGAGATCTCAAATAAGGAAGATGGACTTTGTGATTACATGTTCTCTGTAGCAATTGAGAACGGACAATATGAAACGTATTTCACGGAAAAACTTCTTGATTGCTTCGCTACAGGAACTATTCCTGTATATCTTGGCGCTCCTGATATTGGAGATTACTTTAATAAAGACGGTATAATCGATCTCACGGATGAGTTTGAGGTTTCTGAAGAACTTTATTATAGTAAAATTGACGCTATTAAAGATAATTTAGAGAAGGCAAAGGAGATGGAGATCTTAGAAGATTATATTTACTTGAGGTATTTTTCATGAGAAATTATTTTAAACAGCATCATACTCTAAGATATCCATTTAGCAATTCTAATATTATTGAAATGAATTGCTCTCAAGCATACCAAGATCTTTTTGTTCTTTCTGTTCTTGATGGAAAAACAAATGGTAGATATGTTGAAATCGGAGCAGAAAATCCAGTTGATATTAATAATACTTTTCTTTTAGAAGGTTTCGGGTGGGAAGGTTATAGTTTAGAAATAAGTAGAAACTGGGAAAATGATTGGAAAAACATTAGAAAGAATGAGTTGATAATTCACGATGCAACTAAATTCGATCATAAAAGTAAACTAAAGGAATTGAACTGGGATCAAATTGATTACTTGCAGGTTGATACTGAACCACCAGAAACAACTTTAAAGTGTTTGTATAATTTTCCTTTTGATGAAGTTAAAGTTTCTGTTATAACTTACGAAACTGATGTTTACTCTGGAAACTCTTCTCCCCGAACTGAATCCAGAAAATATTTAAAAGATTTGGGATATGAGATGGTTTGTAGCGATGTTTGCTACTCAGGAAATCCATTTGAAGATTGGTATGTAAACCCTGATCTTGTAGAATCTCATTTGTGGGAAAGGTTTAGATGCAATAATGCTGAAGCGTCTAAAATATTTGTACTTTGATAAATATAAATTCTTGACAAAAAATTAACTTAACTATAATGTTTTGTGATTAAATAATGATTTTAAAGTTACCTTTATAAATTTTAAGGAGATAAAAATGTATACCTATTTTGATCCCACCGACTATGAGAATAGGTGGTTTGAAGTTACACCTGCACACTCTGGATAATATCCATATAGCCCTT